GATGACAGACCTCATTGAAGAGAAGAAAAAAGAGCTGATATCAACACAGGATGTTGTTTATGAAGTCCTTGAAAAAGATATAGCAGCAAGAAGTAGTGATAACCGGTTGTACTATCTCGTATGTAAGCAGATTGGAGAAAAGCATGGATACAATATTGATCATGTTTCTGTGCCAAAGTTCTTCCTGCATCTGTCAGAGTTCGGCTTACCAACAACCGAGACAGTGAGACGCACAAGACAGAAGATACAGGCGGCAAATCCGTGGCTTGCCGGTAACAGATGTGTGCGGAAGATGCGGCAGAAGAATGAGCAGGCTTTCAGGGAGTATGCAAGAAAATGAAAGGAGTACAGTGGCTATGAGTGATAAAAAGAGCTTCGTCTTTTATACCGAATATAGAGAGCATTTAGAAATGCTTCCACCAGAGCAGATCGGTGAGTTGATGTTAGCTCTGATTGATTATCAGGAGACCGGTGAAGTCCCTGATCTGCCAAAGGGTAGTGCTCTTGCTATGTGCTTCTCATTCATTAAGAAACGGATGGATAAAGATAATATCAAGTATGAGGAGAAGTGCGAACGGAACA